ACCTAAACCATTAGATAGCGGATGGAATGATACTCCTATAAAATACTAATATCGATATTTATATATAAAAGAAATCATGGAAACAAAACAAGTACTTAATTTATTTAAACGTGCGGTACGTGAAGTTATAAAAGAAGAATTAACTGAAATTCTTAAAGAAGGTTTACAATCTACGATTAATGAAATGGCTAGACCAAAACAACAAGTAGTAAAAAAACCGACTCAACAAGTTCTGCAAAAACGTAAAACAGCTGTACAATTTTCTGAAAATAAATTTTCTGATATATTAAATGAAACTAATCCGTTGTCAGAAACTCATAATCCAATTGAATCATATGCATCATTAATGAATGAGAGTTATGATGATACGTTATCATTTACATCACGTGATGCCCGCGGGTTTGTATCTAATTCAAATATGAATTCAGCACCAGCAACAATGTTTGATCCAGAAACGGGTAAAGACTTTGAAGTAAAACCAGAAGTCGCTCAAGCATTAACAAGAGATTATTCCGCATTAATGAAAGCAATTGCAGCAAAGAAAGGTAACTAATGGGATATGAATTAATTCAATTAAATACGCTTAATTTAAAAACAAATACTGCACTAGGCATCGATTTAAATTTTAATGCAAACGGCGTGTTTACTCCATTATATACCGAATTAAATCAAGCGTATGCTAATTTAAAAAACTTAATACAAACAATACCTGGAGATCGTTTTTATCATCCATCATATGGTTGTAATTTAATGAATGTTCTTTTTGAACCTAGTTCTATGGAACTAAAAGAATATATCAATACTACCATTTTACAATCAATAATAAAATGGTTACCGTATTTAACTGTTACTGGATTGGAAATTAAAACAGCTGAAGATGATCCAGATTTCCCACATCATATACATATTACATTAACTACTGAGTTAAATGGTATAGAATTACAACCTGTTATCATATTCGCAAATGAAAATGGTATCGTAACAATAAAATAATATATGGCAACTACAACAAAAGATATATCATATTTAGGAAAAGATTTTGGTCAGTTTAGAAAAAATCTTATTGACTTTACAAAACAATATTTTCCAGATACATATACAGATTTTAATGAATCATCACCTGGTATGTTATTTTTGGAAATGGCTTCATACATTGGAGATGTTTTAAGTTATTACGCTGATAATAATTTAAAAGAATCATTTTTACATCAAGCAGAAGAACGAGGAAATATATTTGATATAGCAAGGATGTTAGGATATAGCGTAAAAAACGTAGTACCAGCATCCGTAACATTAGATATATTTCAATTAATACCAGCAATTGGATCGGGAAATAATGTACGACCAGATTATGATTATGCATTATCTATAAAACCAGGTATGATTGTTAAACAACAATCTGGTCCTGCAAAATTTAGAGCATTAGATTCTGTTAATTTTGAGTTTTCATCATCATTTTCTCCAACTGAGGTTACGGTATATGAAGTTGATGATGTTACTAAATTACCTATTTATTATTTATTAAAGAAACAGGTTAAGGCTATTTCTGGTGATGTCAAATCGACTACGTTTTCATTTACAGAACCAATACCATATGATAAAGTAGCTTTAACTGATAGTAATATAACAGAAATAATTTCTATTACCGAATCTGATGGTGATTCGTGGTACGAAGTTCCATATTTAGCACAAGATAGTATATTTGAATCTATACCAAATTTAGTAGAGAATGATCCAGAATTATCACAATTTAGATCATCATCTCCAAGTTTATTAAAATTAAGAAAAACATCGAAACGATTTGTAACTAGATTACGTAGTGATGGAAAAATGGAAATACAATTTGGTTCTGGTATATCTGATAATAATGATGAAGAAATAATACCAAACCCAGATAATGTTGGAAATGGTTTAGCTGGATTTAGAAGAGATATTGATTTAGATATTGATCCGTCAAATTTTTTATATACAAGAACATATGGACAAGCACCGTCAAATACTACATTAACTATTACATATGCGGTTGGTAATGGTATTTCTGATAATGTATTATCTGGAACATTAACTGAAATTGATAAAATTAATTTCATTGAAGATATCAATTCTACAACCGCGATTCCTATGGTTAATTTTGTTAAACAGTCAATAACTGTTAATAATTCTACACCAGCTGTAGGAGCAAAAACAGTAGATTCTGCGGAAGATGTAAAAAATAGTGCAATGGCAAATTTTGCAACTCAAAATCGATTAGTAACACGTGAAGATTATATTATACGTTGTTATTCAATGCCTTCCAAATTTGGAAGTATCGCAAAAGCATATATTGTACCAGATGATCAATTAACTCAAAATACGAGAGATAGAATTGCAAATCCGTTAGCAATGAATTTATATGTTTTAGGTTATAATGAAAATAAACAATTAGTTGATTTAAACCAAGCAATTAAAGAAAATTTAAAAACATATTTAGGAAATTATCGTATGTTAACAGATGCAGTAAATATTAAAGATGCATTTGTTATTAATATTGGTATTGAATTTCAAATTACTATATTACCTAACTATAATGGTAATGATGTTTTGCTTCGTTGTATCAATGAATTAAAAAAATATTTTAATATTGATAAATGGCAAATTAACCAACCCGTATTAACATATGATGTTATTAATATAATAGGAAATATAAAAGGAGTTCAATCTGTTATGAATGTTACATATAAAAATTTATATGATGCTGATAAAGGATATTCTGGTAATGCTTATAATTTAGTTTCTGCAACAAAAAAGGGAATAATTTATCCTAGTTTAGATCCTAGTATTTTTGAAGTTAAGTTTCCAAATTCAGATATCACAGGACAAGTCGTAACTTATTAATTCCTTATATTTATAATAGAAATAGTTACCTCGATATTCGGGGTAACGTTCTTATATAAGGAAACAACAATGTTTAGAATATTCTATTCACAAAAAGATGCAATATTATATGAAGGAATACCTGAAACAAATACAGGTATTGATGAAGTTTTAGAAATCGGTAAACGATATGGTACAGATGGCGAAACATTAAAAAAATCCAGATCTGTTATCAAATTTGATATGAATGAAATATCTGGGTCTTTATCTAAATATAATAAATCAGTTAATGATTGCAAATTCTTATTAAAATTATATACAACGAATGCAACTTCACTGCCTACTAGTTATACCATAACTACAAATGTACTAGGACAAGATTGGGATAATGGTACTGGGTATTTAAATTCTGAAAATATTATAGAAAATGGTGTAACATGGAATTATGCTAAATCTGGATCTAATTGGATTTCTGGTAGTCAGAATATACAATTCGGTAGTAGTTCATTTTATATAGTAGGATCGGGTAAAGGTGGTAGTTGGTTATCTGGATCTTCTAACACTGCTACATATTATGATCAAACGTTTTCTATAGAAAATGGATTTATTAATAATGTTTCTGAATCATTACAACCTACTGATATACATATCAATGTAACAGATGCTGTAAAAATGTGGATTTCTGGTAGTGGCGGTCAATCTATTGCAAATCATGGATTTTTATTAAGATTTTCTGATGCTGATGAGTCAAATGGTAATGTACTAGGATATATACGTTATTTTAGTAGAGATAGTCATACGGTATATGTCCCTAGATTAATAATGTACTGGGATAACAGCACATTTACAACAGGATCTCTTACTGCAGTAAATACTGAATCATATATAACATACTGCAATATAAAAGAACAATATAAAGATAATGAGGTTGCAAAGATTAGAATTTATTCGAGAGATAAATATCCTAGAAAATCTCCAACTAATTTATTTCCATATCAAACAGTAAAATATTTGCCTAGCGCTTCATATTACACAGTATTAGATGCCGCTACAGATGAAACGATAATTCCATATGATAATATTTATACTAAAATAAGTTGCGATTCAACAAGTAGTTTCATTCATTTAGATTTTAACGGATTTATGCCAGAACGTAGATATCGTTTAGAATTTAAAATAGTAGATGGATTTACCGAGCAATATGTAACAGATTCAGTTTATTTTAAAGTTGTAAGATAGTATGCCATTAGATCCAACATATTACATAAATAATTTATCAATAAAATCCGCAGATCCTAATTTAGTTTCTAGGAATGATGGTGGAAATTTAGTAGAAGTTAAAGATGAATTTTTATATATTGAGCCAATAACATATCAATATGTAAATTCAAACATTAATAATGTATTAACAACTAATTTTAGTTATTATAAATTTCCTTCTAGAATACTTGTCGTTGATGAAGTAGATGTAGATTCTATAACATTAGATGAATTAAACATATCTGATGAACTTAATCAGCCTATAAAATCTAGATATAAATTAAATAAACAAGTAGTACCAAAATTATTATCAGAATCAGAAATATCTATTAGAATTAAAGATGGAACGGTTGATGGAAATCGAGTAGAATTTTTACCAAATTCGACTACCACTACTAGAGATTCTAAAGTTGAATTATCAGTTCAAGAATTACAATTTGATACTATATTAGAGGGGACTCCGCAGTTAACAACAAACCGATTTACTGTAACTGAAGATGTGTTGAATTCAGGTAAAGATATACGATTTAAAGTTAAAATTTCTTTACGATATACATCGGATAATATATATAATAATTATATTGCACGAGTAATACGAATTAATCCGGATACTTCATTGCCTTCTTTATTAGAAGAACGAACCTCAGCACCACTCATTACATCAGATAATACATCTAAAAATTACTTTTTACAAAAAGAAATTGCAGAAGATTCAATATACATAATTCAAAATTCAATTTCTAGAATAAAAACTTCATATGATCAAAATAAACAACAATTAGATGCTGAAATAGAATTACAAGATGAAAAAATAATTAATTATGTAAATGGTGCAATTGGATCTAGTGTTTTAAGTAAGACTAATAACGAACCTCGTATATGGAATGCAATCGTATCGGAGAGAATAATAGGATTAGACCCAACCAAAAGTTTTGAAATCTCATCAACATATGAAAGTTTAGTTCAAGCCCGAGAGAATCAAAGAA